CAAGAATTTAGTACAATAGCACTAGAAAGCGACGGTCTAACGAGACAGTCTATACACAGATTTAATATTATTTTTGAACCATTACCAGCTTAACAAGAGGGTTTTATCATGGCTGTTGGAATTAAGATGAACGGGACCGACATAACCGCAACAGTCGGCGGAACTGCCTTACTTGGCACTCTGACAAAAGGAATTACCTTTAATGGTGAAACATTAGACGTAACGGATGATAACTCAAGCGGATGGCAGGAGTTGGCAGCAGTTCACGGGGTCAAATCTTTGGAAATGACTTTTAGTGGACCACTTAAAAACCTGGAATTGTTTGCTGTTTTCTTTGGCTCAAGTCAAGCGGCTGAACTTGTGTGGACCTTCCCCGATGGCGGCTCAGTAATTACCGTTGACGGTGTATTAAGCGCATTGTCAACGTCGGGTGATTCGAATACCCCTTATACATGGGATGCGACTTTTGCCTCAAGTGGTGTTGGTGTCTTTGTGGCGGCTACATAATGGGTGCTCGTACACCGATAAAGATCAGTTGGGAAGGTGTCGAATATAAAATCATTGTCAATATGCTTTTACTTGAGCGTATTGACGATGAAATTGGCATCATCAAAATAATGGGAAATAATGCGTTAAACCCTAAAATATTTACAACCGCTAGGTTTATTCATCTTCTTTTAGATGAGGCTGGATTGAAGATAGATCTTGAGCAGGTTTATGATGGACTTGGCGAAGATATTAGTAATGACGATCTCAAGGCGGTAATGAAAGAAATTACCCCAATGCTGCTACCCCAATTTAATGGTATCGCAAAAAAAAAGGCATCACCCAAGAAGAAGCGGAAGCCGCGCAAGAAATAACCGTTTACCCTTGGGATAATGTCTATCAGATTATTGTTGGTCATTATGGAATACAACCAAGTGAATATTGGCAAATGACGATAGCGGAGGTTGAGCACATACACGAAGCGCGGCGATCTAAACGTATTGGCAACTTACACGAAGATGATTATATGAGACTCGAAGCCAAGCGCGAAGAATTAGAGGCTCAAAATATCAAGGTATTATAAATGGCTGAAACTGTGATCGGCGCGTTAAGCGTAAAAATAACCGCCGACACAAAGGGCGTACAAGACGGTATCAAAGCCTCTGGTAAAGCCTTAAAGATTGGTAGCCAGCAATTGCGCGACTCAGCCAACCGTTGGGGTAAGTGGGCATTAGCAGCCACAGCAGCCGCCGCGGGGGTTGCAGCCGCCATCGTCAAATCAAACCTCGCATCCATCCGAGAACTCAAAAACCTGGCAGTAGCCGCAGACACCCAAGTAGCAGCTTTTCAGCGTGGCGCATTTGCAGCCAAGAGCGCGGGTATTGACACAGAGAAATACGGCGATATTTTAAAGGACGTACAGGACCGAATTGGGGACTTTTTGATTGCGGGAAGCGGTCCGTTAGTTGACTTCTTCGAGGTTATCGGGCCAAAAGTAGGCATTACTGCCGAAGCATTCAAGGGTTTATCAGGTCAAGATTCACTAGGTCTTTTTGTCAAGACATTAGATGACGCTAATGTCAGTCAGCAGGAAATGGCTTTCTTCATGGAGTCTCTAGCCGGTGATGCTACCAGACTTGCTCCTTTATTTATAAACGACGCTAAAGCCTTCAACGCACTCACACAAGAGGCTAAAGATTTAGGGATAGGCCTATCAAACATTGATGTAGCCAAAGCAGAGCTAGCCAGCGCTGAACTCGCTAAGGCTGGCGGCATTATCGAGTCAATGACACAACAGGCAACCGTAGAACTCGCGCCTATTATTGCAAAGATCACTAGTCTATTTGTAGAACAGGCAAAAGAAGCGGGAGGGTCTAGCGAGTTTATTAAAAAAGGTATCGACGGAATTGTCGATGTAATCGGTGTATTTGCTGATGGTCTTAAAGGTATCGAGATTATATTTAAGGGCTTAGAGCTTGCCGCGGTTGGCTTCTCGGCATTAATCGCCAATGTATTTGCGGGTGTATCCACTGCCGTAGCAAAAACAATTGATTTATTCACTGGTGGAATAAATACCTTAGTTAATATCTCCAATGACTTTTTAGGGACTGATTTTGCCACTATTCCATCATTAGAAAACTCTGATTTTATTAAATCAATTAATGAAACCGCCGACAACATGATCGGATTAGTCAGAGATACCACAGCAGAATTAGACGCTTTACTACTTGCCCCATTACCAAGCACAGAGATAAAAACCTTTGTCGATGAAGCGGTCAAAGAATATGAAAAACTCGCAGTTGCCAAGGCAAAGGCTTTAGGTAATGAGCGAACAGGTGGCGAAGGTGTTGGCGTAAAGACCACCTCTGAAATAGAACTAGTAGAAGCTGAAACCATCGGATTATTAGAGGCTTTAGGTTTACGGTTTGCATCTCAAGAAGAAATGCAATTAGGTCACTTAGACCGAGAACGCGAAATGTTAGCGGCAGCATTTGCTAACGGAGAGTTAACCGCTATCCAACATTCAGAGAAATTAGCCGAAATAGAGCAACAGTCAGAAGATGTTAAACGACAAATCACCCTACAAGGTATACAGGCAGGATTTAACGCATTAGCTCAAGGGTCTAAGAAGGTCCAGAAATTAATGGCGGCTGCTGCTACAATACAGGCAGTCATAAAAGGCAAGGAAGCGGCAGTTGCGGCATGGGCGGCGGGTATGAGTGTCGGTGGTCCATTTGCGCCAATCGTTGCGGCGGCTTATACAGCGGCTAGTTTAGCCAATACTGGCAGTATTATTAAAAGCATTAATAGCGGCGGTAGTTCACCTGGATCATTCAGTGGTGGTGGATTCTCAGCCGGTGGTGGCGATGTTGGAGCACAGCAGCAACAAGCGCCCCAACAGCAACAACAGCAAACAAGAATTATTGAGGCTCGATTTGTCGGACAAGGCAGCATGAGCATGGAAGGGGTTAGAGATTTAATTGAACAGTTTAACGAGGCAATCGGTGACGGTGCCGAACTTAGAGTAACAACGGGGTAAATTATGGCAATGACATCACCCGCCACCCCATCAGAAGCCACAGAGAATAATAGCGATGTTGAACTAGTATTATTATCTAGCCATTCACCGCTAACTCTAATGTAACCATCGTCTAAATTCTCAAACGTAACCGACTCAAAATTAAGATTGTTTGTGATTGTGTTAGCCCCAAAGTCTATTGTCGCGTTGGCATCTTTAGGTGTTCCTGTCGTTGTTCTAACTCTAATTCTAACCTCGTTTAAATCTTTCTTTTTCAAATGAACCGAAAAGCTGAATGTTTGGCCTGATGCGGTATAGGAAACAGATTGCTCAACTCTACTAATATTAGCTGATGAGGTTAAAGTTAATGTATCGGCTGATGTCGTATCGTCAGGAGCTTTATTAGTATTAGCAACTACAGAACTAGACCCTGCCTTGACCCATGTAACATCGTCGAACTCTTCCACTCTTAATGCTAAATTCGTGCCAGAACCTTCAATCTTTCCTCCTAAATTCGCACCGGTGGCTACATCATGTTCCACCCGTAAAGACTCAGTGAAAGTTAAACTATCACTTGCGCCGGTGGTTTTAACGTAAGGTAAAGGCTTGTTGCTGGTTGTCATTTGAGCGCCCCAGATAAACAATCCACTCGATCCATCACCGTCATACGTGACCGTTCCACCCTTCACCAATTCAAACTCTACATTGGCCGAATTAGTCGCATCAGCATTAAAGGTGATTGAGCATAAAAACCAACCATTACCCGCTGAACTAATCGATGCAGGTTTATCAGATTGTGATCGAGAAATAATCGCGTTCGCGCTTAAATCAAAGATAGCTCTATACCCACCTGTCACCGCTGGTGCTTGTGCTGTAATGGCGAATTGAGTTCGACCGTTAGCCTTTACAAATACACTGATTGTAAAATCCGTGCCGCTAGTGAATGATTCAGAGCGTCTTAGCAAATGAATACTGGCTGAGTCGGATTCTTCTGTGAGCTTATCCGCTGTGGTGTCGTTAATAGGTGATTGTGTTGCGTTGGCTGTGACCGTTGAATTAGATTTAGCATACGCCGCATTATCAAATTGCTCACTAAAAGTTAATAAATTAGTCACTGTGCCGACAAAATCAGTGTCCAGGAAAAACTCTGCCTTATTGTTAACGATTCGACGGTTGATAAAGGTTGCGTTTGAGCTTCTGGCATAAGTAAACAGATCATCGAATGAAATACTGTTACCATTTTGGCTAAATGTCTGGGTATCAAGGTGCATATCGACTAAAGGGATTAACGCCCTTGGGATTCCTGCCTCGCCGATGGTAGTTTTTGCTACTGGAATCCCTGCCGCTGCCGCTGTTACGGTTGTTTTCGATACCGGTATCCCTGCGCTCGATTCTGCTACAGTCGTTTTAGAT